TAAAACCCCTTCAGGCACATAATATCTATTTATTGGTGTTCCTATTATCTTTTCATTTGGGTAACCTGCAATTGCGTATCGTATTCCGTAACTTCCTAATTGATAACTTTGTTCTCTTCTACTAGTATTTCCCGCATAACCTTCTCTTCTCATTGCACAAAACGAATCTGTTTCATTACTATTACACGCATCTGGAACACATAAATCTTCATTTGGTATGTTTTCCCAAAATGAATTTGAATTTATATCACATAAAAATGACGAATTTTTTCGAGTATACACTGTTTGATTTCCAAATCTTTTTGAGGTAACCGTACCAATAGTACCGTCTCCAATTATTTGTTCTAGTTCTAAATCATTAGTTTCACAGGAACAGGCTTGACAATCCGGATATGCCATTGAGGGTAAACTAAGACCTTTAAGATTTTGTGTTGCCAATATAAGTGGACTAACTTTAATAATAAAAAAAGCAAGTGCAGCAGCAAATACTATTGCGGTTAATGCTGAAATAATCATCAATCCTACCGCAGGAAAGGCAGCAACCGCAGCAGCCGCATAATACACTGTAGCATAACCTAATAATATTGGTATTCCTATCGCTAAGGCCCATTTAGCTATAGGCCAAAATTTGGCCAAAATGTGCATAAGAGGTATTAAAACTACAGCAATAAGAGATACTATTGTTATTAAAATATTAAATAGAAAAAATATTAAATCAAAATTTCTAACACCATCATTAACAGGCATTCTATTTGTTGTTGTTGAACACTCTCTATTTGTGATTTCTTTTATCCCTAAATGTCTTGACCTATTAAATCCCCATTTCCATCTATCAATAAAACTTGAAACGGTATAAACTCTGTTATAATTAAATTCAAAAAACTTATCTTCACAGTTTATTGCGTCTGCTATCATTTTTTGACCAATCGTTGTCCCAGTATCTCCGTAATCAGTCCAATCTAAACTAAACGCATATGATTGTCTTTGTAATGTATCATTTGCTGGTCCATTTGCGGTTGGTGTTGAGTTCCACCCATATTCTCTAATATTAGGAACCAAATAATCTGCTCTTTGTGTTGATGCGGCAAAACCTTCATTTTGGTATTGAATTTTAAATCTATATTTTGCCTTTGTTGGGATACCTACTTTAGGGTCATTTGATATTACTTGTTCTCCAAATTCGTTTGTTGTAATATAATCCAAATTCATCGGCATCTCAATTAACCAAGTACCTTCACTATCAATAATATTTCCACCTTCAGGTAATTTATATTGTTCAAGTATTGGGTATCCTGCGGCGTCTGTATATATTGTTTGTCTAATTGCTAAAATGGTGCCAGGAGCACTAACTAAATCACAAAGATTTCCTGTATCAAATTTTGGTTTACAGTTTGTTTGTAATGCATCTTCATCTGTTGTTGAAAACATTGATCCCATGAATATTGCTTGAGGTTCAATTTGTATTCCTAAATCTCTTAAATCAAAATCGACTCTTGTTATTCCAATATTACACAACTCATCATCACCCCAAAATGAGGTTACTTCAACTTCTTTTTTCTCATTAACAATTTGTGGTAAAGAATCTAAATCTGATGATGATTTAAATGATGACCCTTCAAACTGACCTTCACTCCCCATACCCATTCTAATTAAATCAGAAGGTCTTAGAGAAAAACAACCTATGTTTGATACGTCCATGTCCATCACAACTATTTGTTGTCCTAATGGAACTCCGACAATCATAAAGTCACCACTATCGTTAGTTCTAACTGTGTATTTATAATATTTTTCATAAACTTCTAAAACGGTACTGTTACTTACAACATCTTCTCTATCAGGAAAAGTCCCTGTTGGATTGTGTCCTCCATATTCTTGAACGTATGGTAATAAATTATACCTGTAACCATCTTCATTTTTTTCAGTTAAACTTTTATATGGGTATAGTGTAGATATTACGGGATCTTCAGAGTCTTCAACAGATAGAGGAACAAAGACTGATACACTAACGTTTGGTACTCCATACCCACCATTGGCAATTACCCTACCTGCAACTACTCCGTAATCAGCACAAAATCTTGTATAGACATCTTCTTGTTTTAATTTTAAAGATAATATTTCAATAAAATCAAAATCTTGATCTACTTTAATTCTTATGTTTTTATCTATACCTGGTGTGGTTCTTAATCTATAATTTTTAGACATACTTCTCTTTGTTGATAAATAGTTATGTTGGTAATTTTAAAAGTAATAAGACAATTACCAAAATAAATAATCTTATGAGAAGTCGACCGTTGATAGGTTTTTTACTCTGACCTTAATATCCTTTCTTGGGAATCTAATTTGATATATCTGATCGGGTTCTGCAAACACCGTATCATCAACCAAATCAATTTGTTTTGTTGTGTTATCGACATATCTTTGTGACGTTTCAGAAGATGAGTATTGACCTCCAACTTTATTGTAAACTCTAATTTCCGCTAAAGTATTAACACCACCTATATCTTGAACTAATTTACGTAAATCGGAAACGTTTAAATTTTGACCAAGTTCTCTATTGTTTGGATTCATGTATGAACTTACCAAATCTATTATTTGTGTTATTACCTCACTTTGTGATCCTGCATTATCTAACACCACAAAAAATTCAATGTCTAAATCAATAACCTTTGCAACTTCAATAGAAATATAATCATTCATCATTCTATATTTAGAAAGATATGTGGCTAAATTTGTTTTAAGGTTATTTGAGACTGTCTGCGTTAAAACACCAGTACTATCATATGATAATATTTTTATTAAAATTTTATTATCTAATTCTGATATTGAAACCTTTGCAGGTGCACCATATTTACCAGGCATCGTATCAATCAAAGATTTATAATCATTAATTGTTACGGCTCTTTTTTGTGCCGCAAAATTATATGTAACCATATTTCTCACTTCTTCTATTGAAGGTTGATTTGATCCTCCAATCGCTGCGGTAACATTATTAACACTTAATGATTGTGTTACATTTCTATTTTCAGAATCTGATGGTCCATTAACATAAAAATCCGCAGTCACAACTTGTGTTATTGCACCAACGCCAATATTAGAAACCAATCCACCACCAACTCTATATTGAACAAATAGTGTTGTGTTTGGTTGTACTGTCAAACCTAACCCAATATTATTTTGGTAGTTTTGTAATTTTAATGGTACTCCTGTTCTTGTGAATTGTTGTAATTGTTGGTTAGGTGTTGTTGTTCCCGCACCAAATTGTACCTTTAAAAAACCTTCAGGTGTGTATTCGGTTATGAATCTATTATCTGTTTTAATATACTTACCGACTTTTACTCCAGCAGAATCCACAGGTTTTGTGGTGTCCTCAATAAAAACGGTATCTTCAACTAACGCATCAACCTCATACCATCTACCGGTAGAAGAATTAAATTCAGCATATGTTGGTGTGTTTTGATACGATGTACCATCTTTTTGTATTATAGATGTAACACCCAAAACATTTTTTTCAGGTAGAAAAAAACTATAAAACGGAGCAACATTATTAGTATTAACAACTGTTTTAAATATTTTTGTAGAACCATTAACAATAACTTCTCTTTTTGTGATTACATAATTTTGTATATTATTATTCTGATCAAAGGTCGGTATTTTGGTTCTATTAACAAAACCTTCAATATTAAAATCTGAAGAAAAGTCGATGTCATATAAATTTTCAAATATTGTTCCTGCACCTGCAAATTGAGACCCCGCCCTAAGTACTCCTAAGTATGCCGTGTTTTCTGAATCACCAAGAGCAGGTACTGTTATAGAAATATCGGCAATCGTTACTGATGGTCTAAATCCGGGTATTTTTAAACCATAAGTTCTTGCTATATTAAAAACAGATGATCTTTGTTGAGCATATTGTAAAACCGTTTCTTGTATGCTCCTATCAATATGAAAATGTAAATTATCTGTAACGGCAGCATTTAAATCCATTAATACTGAAAATACAGATGCATCGTTAAAGTTTTGTATAAGTTCAGGGTAGTATTGTTGAGTATAGTTTATCAACTCCCTTCTTATACCTTCAAAGTCCCTCTCTGTATATGAAATTTTTCTATTTGCCATATATTATTAAATATTGATTATTACGAATTCTCTACTTCCAAACGCACTTGAATTATCTATATATTCTATTTTAACCTTTGCAGTATATTCTTCTGTGTTAGCCCCAGGTACTCGATATACAGGTATATCGAATTGTTCAGATGGTAATTCACCTAAAGACGGTTCTGTATTAATATATGGTTCAATTGAAATGTTTTGTATTGTTAAATTTGGAATGTACTTACTGACAGAGTCTTCTATTTCAGTTCTAATACTATCAAAGGTTAATCCGTCTAATGGTTCAAAAATAAAATCATATAACCTAGTACCAAAATCAGGTAAAAAATAACGACTACCTTTTCTTGTTAATAATAAATGTATTAAGTTCGATCTGATCTCATCGTTTGTTTCTTCAGAAAGTAATAAAAACTTTCCGTCGGTACTTTGTCTAAAAGGAAATATTATACCATATGTAATTCCATCTGCCATATTTAATAAATATAATATGGTATAATTTTATATAAATAAAAAACTTTTTGTTTTATCTTTTAAAGTATAGGCTATTTAAAACGTTTCTAACGTTTTCTTTAATTGTGTTGTCTTCGGGGTTTTTATATTTTTCAAACGAAATATTTAATTCAAAATCACTATATTTTGGTAAAACCCTTCCCCTAATACTTACAACTGCTTTTTTTCTAGTTATTTCCATACTAATTTTTGTTGATGTGTTTGTTGTACTTACATTTAGATTTGAAATATCATCTCCCGTTCCGGTACTTTTATTTAGTATTACCTTGAATGGTAATTCTAACTCAACCAATACTACGTCATCATTAGCAATTTCTTTAATTTTATCATTATAATTATTAAGTCTATAAAGTACTTCTGGATATATTCCTCCACCTCCAGTCATATTAATTTTTTTACCTGTAATATTAAATGATTGTTGTTTGTTTGTTGTTAGATTTGTAGAGTTAGCGGGCATATTTGTTAAATTTTCATCCTCTTCCTTAATAATTCTTTTAATTAATTTTGCCAAATCTGACTCCGTCAGTCTAATTGTTTTTTTCATAACTTTTTTTAAATAAATATATGTCAAAAAAAAAATCACTGATTACTCAGTGATTTTTCTTGTAGGTTTGTGTTTCCTCTTTCATGTCTTGGTTCATATGGGCAATGTAAACATCCGTTACCACAACATTTACCACGTTTCATATGGTAATCTTCTGTCATGACCATTCTACCTTGACTATCATAATAAAATTCAGTTGGTTGGAGTTTTGGTCCAAACTCTCTAACGTATTGTTGTTGTATCCAATCTTTTGATGCTCCTACATT